TCGTTTATGAACTTGACAAAAGTTTTGAAATAAGGCAATAGAACTGTGCCAAGTTCTGTTGCAGCATCAGTCAATGAAGCCTTCAAGATTCGCATCTGGTTGGCGAACCCATCTGAGGTTCGAGCGAAGTCGCCTTGAGCCAACCCTGTGTCCTTGAGTATCAATGCGTAGGCGGCTTGAGTTTTCGCATTGATGTCCAACGCGCCTTTGCCGTCATACAAACCAAGAGTCATTGCTTCTTGTTTCAATCTTGTATCGTTGATTGCAACACCGAATCGTTTCAACGGTTCAGTTTCACCAGACAAACCCGAACGCAAAGCTTGGATTGCATCCTCAATGCCGGTGTTGTTGAATGATGCTAAGTCAGCAGCCAACCCGATCAACGTAGTTGACATCTCGGCTGCTTGACCTTTGCCAGTACCGAATGCCTGCAACAAGTTTCCGAATGTTCCTGTGGCTTCTAACGCAGCCTGCTTGGTGATACCGAACGCCTGTGCTGACGTTTCAGCAAACTTGTTGACCACACCAGCTGAAGCACCAAAGACAACATTCACTTTGGATTGTGATTCTTCCAAGTTGGATGCCATGCTGACCAACTTGAACGATGCAGCAGAAACTGCACCAAAGGCTGCTGTGCCTGCAATCGCCATTGTCTTGAATGACGGCAGAACAGAAGCAATCCTGCTTCCCATTCCACCTACATCATCGCCAACCCTTTTGATGCCTCGAAGCGCACCTTGGACATCTGAAATGAACTTGACAACAAAGGTACGTTCGCCAGCCATGCGGCAATTCTAGATGACATCCTGACTGGCCAAGCGCACGGCTTCTCGGTACTCGGCAACCATCACACGGAAATCATCAGCCATTGTCTTCCACAATGCATGACCTTGAAGATGTGAATACTGTGTCATCGGTTTGGCAGCATCCCACCAAGCATCATCCATCTCCACACCAACGGTGCGCTTGCGTCGAGGTTGAGCAGACTGACGTGGTGACGCTGGTGTTGGGTTCCGTGCAGGTTCGTATTGGAAGTCGGTGTCAATGAATACACCTGATTGTTCGTGGAACTCAAACGGTTGATCTGGTGCATGTTGCGGAAGGTAGAAGATACGCGCAGCATCTTTCGTTGCAGGGTCACCAACAAGGTTGAGTCGTTCATGCAACTCAGCCCACACAGCTCTCCACAGTCCTGCCGGTACACGCTCAGCCAACGGAAGAACCAAGTGGTAGTGAGGATCATCTAGTCGATGTGAGTAGGTGGAGTAGGCAAGATACTCAAACCCGTCAAGGTTGGCGTTCGCAAACGATTCGCCGTCCATGTCAACGACCAACGCTTCAATGAACCTGATCGCAGTATTACCGCGAGTCCTACCTGGGTAGTACTCGACAGGTGACCACAATGCACCATCAGACTTGTTGGCATTCTCCTCATGGTGCATCAAGCGTTCCTTGAGGTCAACCCAATTCGTGGCGAACGGCTTCGGCTGAACAGACTTGACCGAATCAAAATAGACAACCATGAACGCCTCCCTACCTACAGGGTAGCGAAACCACAGCCAAAGTCAACTATCTAAATCACCTTCATAGAATCACTCAACAGAGGGCCGGAACCAACCGACTCGCGTTCTATCGCTTGCGCTGCTCCCTTAGCTGCCAAGCCATCCAAGACTTTTTGAATCGCACCCAAATAAGCGTCAGCAATATCACCCTTATGTTTGCGCACCGCAGGCCAAAAGAAGTAACCAGATTGCCCACGATGGCGAAGGAACTGGGTTGTCCTACCCCCACCCTTGCGGAACATCTCAGTCCCAGCGCGTGACTTAGCCCCAGCCACAGTGAGGTTCCCTGATCCATGCGAACCGCCACCGAACTCGGCACCAAAGAACACATCGCCTCTGGTCACCTTGCGCTTCACTCTGCGACGTGTCTTGATGTTGTACGAAGAACCAAACTTCCTCGACCTGGAATTGAATGTTGAGTCTTCTTTCAGTTTGATTGTTGGCACACGATCACTGGTGGCGACCATGCCCTTCATCACTTCCATAGCCTGACGATTACGTGTCACCGAAGCTGCTTCAAAGGTGGCTGCAACCACGATCAAATTGGCAACTTGTTTTGATGCGATACGAGCGTATTTGTTGAACTCAGGGTATTGCTTAGCAGCATCACGAAGATACTCAGTGATGCCGAGTATCTGTACCGGAGCGTCGTTCTGAACATTGGAACGGAATGTTCCTGCACGACTTGCGCCTGGGTTAGGTCTTGCCATGCACCGATACTACTTGCCTAGGTGAATGGCTCTCCATCGAAGGTACGCCAACATTGTGAACAGCATTCGTGGTTCTTCTGCCAGCAACACTGAAGGTGCAATCCCTGTCTCGCAAGCGAGATATGAAATTACCCAGTGGGCTGACTTATCTCCAAAGGGACGATCACTGCGTCTGCGCTGTCTCCCACTTCGAGTGCTTCAATCTCCTCGCACCATGATTCAAAGTCCAACCCAGTTTTCTTCAACCGTTTCTCTGCATGCCATCCAAGGTACGCAAGATCAGTCAATGTGAGTTCGGCTTCAAACTTGGCAACACTGCGATTGTATTTGTTTTCAAACGCAATGAAGTCAGGGAACGCAGCGAAGATCGTTCGTTGCTTGCCATCTAATGCACTAGTCAAACTGAGTGCGATTTTCATTCTCTACCTCCGCAGGTAAGGGATTGGATTATTGAAGAACTATGCGTTAGTGCCAGTCTTGGTGATTGCACCGTTGATGGGGAAGCTGATTGACATTGTGGCCAGGTCACCTATGGCACCTTTTATCATCTCGTGTGATGTAGGCAGGACACTAAATGCATATTGTGGATTACTGGATGAAGCAGCAGCAGTTCCGTTCGGCTTCACTGTCATCGGTACAGCAGTACCAGCAGTGAACGCATCAAAGAACAACTTCTCAATCGTTGGGTAGTCCTGTTGCAATTCCAATGTGATCGAGTTGTCAATCAAGCCTTGAATGCGCGTCACAGCTGACGAACCCATCGAAGTCGTGGCAACCTCAGCAGCACTAGAAGACAATGTGATTGACGTGACATACGCACTGATGTCGGTGTTAGCAGTGCCGTAGGTGACTGCGACGTTTGTGAGTACTTGCTTGGCCATGATGTCTGCTCCTGCCTATCGGCGTTTGAGTTGATGTCTGCTCGGCAGAGCCGATGCGATAACACTACACGCCACAACGCACACTCGGCAAGGGGTCAGGCGTACACCGTGACAATGAAGTCAATCGCCAAATAGATTGCGTCGTTCGCTTCAAGGGTAGAGATGTTGTTTGCAGACTCGACAATCAAGTCCTGCACAACCCCACCCAAAGTCCGATCCGACTCAATCGCCTGACGAATCGAAGTAGCACCCTTATACGACAGATACCCATCCAACAAAGTCTGTGCAGTACGCTCAGCCGAACGACCAACCACAACACTGATCGTGAACTTGTGAGTAATCAAACCCCCACCCATAGCCCCGTTGTACTGGATTGAATCTAGCAACGGCCAAGCGAACGGGGTGTTCACATTGTCAGGCTGGTAGGCGTATGCGCGAAGACCTGACACGGTTGCCAGGTTCGCAGCCAAACCAGTTTTGATCTGGGAGACGGTAGTGGTTGAACTCATGCGAATAGACGCATGCGTCGGTACGGCTCGACGAGCTGTGCCACGTCAGGGTCGAGCGCACGGCTCACCCTTATCGCGCCCATATCGCCAAATCCTGCCACGCCGAGTGGCGAATCGTATCTCTTAAAAAGTCTTGAAGCCTGAATGATTGTTGCCTGCGTGACCGGATCAGGTATTGCAGGCCAACCGAAGATTGCTGTCACCTTCACCAATGCTTGCGAACCATAGTTGGCATTCACAGTTGGGAACAGGTAATCACCGACTGCACGAATCTTGTCGTATGCCCAAGTGATGCCATCAAGATCACCGTTCAACGGTTCCAACTGCCAATCGGTTGGAGTCCAAGTTGTATCGAATACGCCATCAGCATTCGTTGAAGTTTGCAAAGTGAGTGCAGTTCCAGAGATGTCATCTATTGAACAGAAGAATGAATCTTCTGCTTGAAACACGCGAGAAGTCGCAGAGCCAACAGCCCAGAACTTACGGTTGCAATAACCATCAATCAGACGTGAAGCTGCTCCGGAACAATTATCAATGAGCGAATCATCAAGGGTGTCCGCAGTCCCGATGCGTAACGCTGCTTTAATTTGTGCTGTGGTTGCATACGCATTGGTTGCCATAGTGTTCCAATCCTAGTTTATGGACGCGGCTCCACGATACTGCGTACCTTCCAAACTGTAGTTGATAAACGGATTCAACGAATAGACCTGACATCGGTACATCTCAAACAGGCGTTGCTTCATGTCTCGAAGGTGCATCTCATACAACTCCCAAGGATGCTCACCCTGAACATAACCATCAACTCGTTCGGCACCACCCAAAGTTCCACAATCAGCACCAACCAAGACAATGAACTTCGCACCAAGATACGCAGCCAAGTGCATCGCACCATGAATCCCAGATGACCCAATCACTAGTGAGTTGTCGAGCGTAGGCCAGTCCTTGCCGGAAGGATTGAAGGATGTGCCAGGACGACCTGTGGTGGTTGGGAACGTGACAACCTTGGACACCTCCACCAAGAACTCTGCATCCGTGCCATGCTCGCGATGAGGAGTGAACACAGCGATTGATTCGTCGCGCCTCGCTTCCGATACAGCGTCAGCGTGATAGTGGCTGAACACGTAATACCTGCGCAGACCGAACACCGAACCACAGAAGTTTGTTGCCACACAAATCTTGTCATCAAAGAAACTCGGTGCCAGATAGTTCAATGTCGCACCAGACCCGAACACATAGATCGTCTCAAACTCATGCCTATTCCGATAGTCGATCAATCCCACCCGAACTCCCTACGACGCTTCAAATCCCAATGCCCAGCGTCAGGCAAACCTGACTGCCAACGCAACTGATGCAACTCCTGATTCGCTTGGAAACTCTTTGCGTTCTTCTCAGCCAACGACGGATCAGAAGCAATCGTTGAAGAATTATCGTGAGCAATCTTTGCTTGCGAAATCTTCACCTCAACATTGATCCGACGCGCACGATCCTCAAAATCGTTGTCCTCAAAATATGCAGGCACATAACATTCACTGAACAAACCAACCCGTTCAACCACACCAGCACCCACCCACGCACACGACCAAGGCTGCGCCGCACCAGTCAACGTGAGGTTGTCAGGTTCGCAATCTTTGTAGAACGCTTCTAGTTGACCTGGTTCAAACCATGCGTCAGAGTTCAATAGAATCCAACCCTCTGCGTGAGGTGTTGCTTTGATACCAAGATTCCATGATGGTGCCACACCAAGGTTCGTTGGCATCCTCCACAGATACCAGTTCTGAACATGTTGCCAAGGCGCAGTCCAAGCCAACAGGTCAGCGTCATACCGATCACCGTTGTCAATGATGATGAGCTGCTCGACGGGATAGTCCAGCGAGCGGATCGCCCGTTCTAGTAAGTCATACCTGTTCAGGACTGGGATGATGATGCACGGCACCATTCAGCAAGTCCCTTCATCACAGGCTTCCAATGAGCCTCCCAAACAGCGTCAGCGTTATATGCCTGTGCGAAGTCCACAGCCACCTGATCAACCCCTCTAGGAGCGTCGTAGGCGTGTCTCAGGGCATCCACAATGGAACCCACCTGGGGAGTACAGAACCAAGAACGCTGAGCATTATCCCAAAACGGTTGCACCTCCACAGCCCACCCAGACCCAACCAACTCCGGCTGAGCAGTGAAGTCACTGACGATCACTCTGGTGCCACACGCCTGAGCCTCGATCACAGCCAATCCAAACCCTTCACCCATGCTTGCCGACAACAGCACATCAGCTGCTGCATACATTGATGCCAACGCTTGCTGAGGGAACCCAGTGCGATAGGCGTACTGATCAACAATCTTGTATTGATCCTCACGGATTCCGCAGGCATGCAACAACGCAATCAGATTGATGCCACCCATCGCACCATCCTTCTCGGTGTGCAGATATAACAATGCGTCAGGTTTATCTTGGGCAAAAATACCGAACGCCAACATGTTCTCAGCAAACGACTTACGAGACGGAGACGCACCCTTGTTCGCTGCGTTCATCATCACCACAAACTTGTCATCAGGAACATCACCCATCAACTGCCGACCAGTGAACTCCCTACCAGCATTCGCAAACTTGACATCAGGATTGAACACCGACTCGATGCCATGCGGTGCATAGAAACATTCCACATCAGCATCATTCAGCATCTTCTCGCCAAACCGTGACATCGCAATCGGTTTCACATTCGGACGCGCACACCACTCAACGACATCGGCTGGACAAGGCGCATGATCAATCGGAACCCACGACGCAATGTTCGCAACCATCTCCAACGACTTTGACTTCAACGGCCACACATCAAACAAAGTCATCAACAACGAAGGCAACTTCGGATTGCCATTCGCCCAATCCATTCCGTGAGCAACCATCACATCATCGGAATATGGTGCCATCCCACGTGGATACATTTTGATTCCATTCCAATTTGACGAAACTCCTTCGAGTCCGTACATGGCATGGATCGCTACTTCGTGACCTTCTTTGACGAGCCTTGTGACGGCTTGCGCGGTTTGCGTACCGTAACCGGTGGGGACGAAGGGAGCATTGCTGTACCAGAGGATTCGTAGCGCGTCCCCATTGGCAGGTCTGCTACTTCTGGCAAGTGTGCTATTCCCCGATGTAACAACATCTCGGCTTCGAGGGGCGGTAGTTCGACCATTGTGTTTCGGATTATTACCAGCATTCTTCACTTCCTTCTCCTTCGCAGATCGCAGGGGGGAAATAGAAATGGGATCGCCGCGCCCTGCGTGTTCGCGACGATCCCAAGCCTAATGGGAATTATGGGATGTAAGGGACAAGCCCCTCAAGCCTTATGGCTGGAGGAGATGCTTGACGTGTGATGTTTGTGGCAAGTTGCCGTCAACACGGAATGTTGCACGGAATGTTGCGAGTCCTGCGCTGAATGCGAAGTCATCGGAACGATCCAACTTCAATCCACCAACACTGCGCACGTAGTACGAAGGCAAATGGCCAACGATTACGGACTTGGTGCCTGTGGTGGCTTCTGCCATTGATGGGTTTTCGTAGATTGGCTTGCCCAAGAGCATGTCTGGGGAATCCATTGCGAGACTAGGTTGAAATACATAGTTCCCCGCTGTGTCCTGGAGTTTTCTTACACGTCCAATCGACTGACCAGTCATCATCCAACCAACGCCTGGAAGGTTGCGTGCGCCACCATCCAAAGAGTAGAGAAGGTCAATGAGGTTGTTGGCCGTGAAACCAGTTGCTGTGCCTGAAGTACCACCGACAGCAGCTGCTGTCACGATACCTGTTGGCTCGTTTGTTCCAGTTCCAACGGTCAACGCTGAACCAACAGCGTAACCGAGTGCGTTACCGACTTGATCAGCCAAGAAGCTGAGCATGTCAACACCAGAATCTTCAAGAAGTTCCTGCGACACTTGTGTCAAGAAACCATATTTGAACGCACCCAAAGTTATGAATGCACTGAAGGCTGGATCACTTTCGCCAAGTGTTGCTGCTTCTGCGTTGACAGTTCCTACGGAGTAGGTCGACAAACGTGGAATCTGAAGGTTCTCGCCACCAGCGGTGTTGAGGACAGTTGATGTTGCCAAGACTGGCGCAACCAAACGTGCCTTCATAATCACTTGGTTGTAGAACGAAGTTGGTACTGGTGAACCAGTGCTTGACTTCAGGATGTCACGACGCTCGAAATTGGCCGAACGTGATTCGCCCTTGATAAGCGCACGGATCATTGCAACATCTTCTTGAACTGGTGCCGAAGCAACAGGACGAACTTGGTCTGCAATCTCACGGGTTGCTGCGTCCATGCGAAGTTCGCGTGTTTCATCTTCACGAAGTTTGGCGATGGTTGCTGCACGGTCATTCAACTCGTTGTTCAAACGGGTGTATGTCTGTTCTTCTTCTGCTGAGAGGTCACGCTTTTCGGCTGTGGCCACGTCGATGATTGCTTTGGCTTGGTGCCAGGCTTGCTGACGAATCTCAACTTGACGGTCTAGATATTCTTTCATGGTTTGTTTCTGCTTTCGGATTGTTGTGAATGGGGATACGCAGGGAGGTACTACTTCTCAACCTGATGCGGCTCCGCATACAGCAACACTGTTGACGGCTCCGTCAACGATGCAGTGAACAGATGTTAGGCGATGGTCTTCAATAAATCAAGGTGCTTCGCCATCACACCTAGACGAGCTGGTGCGGTGTCTTGCACCGGTTCAAGTTTGGCGACAGTTTCACGCAACAACATTGCATGATCTTGCGACAATGTTTGACCTGCTTCGAGTGTCGTGATCGCTGCTGCGAGCTGATCCGCATCAATTCCTGTGCGAGTAGAGAGTGCATCCAACGAGCGTACAATCGCAGTCGTGGCTGTGTATGCAGGGAATCCTGTGACAACGCTCACCTCAAACAGTTTGATCTGACGAAGTTCACGCGACTGGCCATCATCAGACCACATGTCGCCACCAGAAGGAACGGTGAATCCGAACGACATCGAGTTCACATCACCACGTTGCATCAAGACCGACAGGTCACGACCAATCGTGGTATCAGGCAACGATGCGTCAACGAGCAAGCCTTTGGAGTCTTCAGATAGTCGCAGTGTTTTCGCACGGGTTGTGGCAAGAAGCATGCTCGAATCGTGGTTCATGTACATGCGCACATTGTTCTTTGACTTGAGTGATCTAGCGAATGCGCCTGGTGCAATCCGTTCAATGAATGGCAGTGGTTCCGAAGGCGAGTTGAATACGGCTGCATAACCTGTGAACGACATGCCGTTGCCTTGTGGGTCTGCGCGAAGTTCAAAGTCGTTTGATGTGATGCGACGTGTTTCAACAGTTGTGTCCATGTCACCAATGCTAGTACCAAATCGGCTATGCGATCTAGATGACTTCGGGTGATCCTTCGGCAACAGATCATTGTCACCAATATATTTTGCATTCTCAGGTCTGCCATTACGCAACAAATACAAGAACGCATTCACCCGTGCATAAGACCATTGATCACGTGTCATCCCTGGACGATGCGAAGTTGAGAACGCTCCAGCACCTCGACGGAACACTGTGCGCAACATCCCAACAGTCGCACGTTTGGCAGGGTTGTCACCGACTGCATCGTTGTGTTCTTTGGCTTTGTTTGCCAAACCTTCTTCAATCGCACCAGACAACTCAATCGTCCCAGACCCAGCAGGAGCCTTCGCAGACCCAACAGGATTCTTATCTGATCCCGTGACTTGATCCTTTGGTGGGGCAGGAGCATCAGCGCGTTCCGCTTTGATTGCCTCAGCCTTCCCCATAAACCAATCCATCGCAGGCTTCGGATCAAGTGGGTTGATGCCCCACAAATAGAACGCAACTGCACCGGCACCAGGGAACTCTTTGTCATCAGGGTTCGAGTTCTTCGGTGCGTCCAAGTCCACAAGATGTCTTGCACCCCAAGCGTTCGTGCGAATCACCTTGTCTTCGCTGATGTCACCACGCGCCATGTCCCGTGCCTCACGCACAGTCCGATCCACCAAACCATCACCAGCCAAACCTTGCCCGTAGTAATCCAAACCTTTCCGAGCAGCTGCACGAATATAGGCAGGCACATCCAACGACACTTGCCGAATTGAAGGTACCTCATCAGCCTTGATTGTTTTCGGGTCTTTAGTTGCGATACCCAGTGACGCATACGCACGTCGAGCAGCAGCATCATTGTCAATCGCCAACTTCACAGGGTTTTCTTCAAGGATGTCAGCAGCCGTTTGCTTCTTATATTCGGGGGTGGGGATGCTCATATCTTCGTTGAATTGGATGTCGTTGAATTGAACACCAGCATCAGCCAACTCTTGCATCGTTTTTTCTTGATCAGATTCTGGACGACCAGTGACAATGTAGATGTAGTAATCGGGATACAACGAGTTCACATAATCCACATTCTTTTGGATACCTGAACCACCAGCAATCAGAGTGCCATCAATGTCAACGATGATCACTTCATCTGCGTCGGAGTTGCGTTCCCCACCTGGAGCCATATCTTCAGCCAACGACACAGCAACCATGTGATCGACTGCATCTTGTTTTTTTTGATGACAACCAAGAACTTCACCATCTTCTTTGATGGTTGCCCAACCTGAACAATCAGGTGACTTGTCAGTTATGAAATAAGGCATCAGACCAACAACAATACTTCAGCGTCGTCATCCAAGATGGAGAACGTGACCGAACCCAACGCACCCACATTGACACCACCAAGCCTTGCCACAGCCTGAGCCGACACCAACACAGGTCGTCTCGGTTTCGGAATCTCAATGACAATCTGTTCTGGTAGTTCTTGTTTCTTGACCGGTGATGCAGGTTGCTTCCACCAGCGTGACCCCGAAGGGGGGATCACAGGTGGTTCAGGTGGGATCACTGTTGCTGTTGCTGAAGCAACCAGCCCATCCAACGGTGCATCAAGTACAGGGAAGATGACCGCTGACGCTGAAGCGGTTGCATCCAGCCCACCCAACGACGAAGACAATACAGGGAACAGAGTTGACTGAGCTGAAGCCAACGCATCCAGTCCACCCAACGACGAAGACAACACAGGGAACAGAGTTGATTGCGCAGTCGCAGTCGCAGACAATCCACCAAGCGATGAAGCAAGAACAGGGAACAAGGTTGTTTGAGCAGATGCTGATGCATTAATCCCACCCAAAGACGATGACGCTGTAGCAAGAGTTAGGAACTGACCACCATCAAGAACAGCTGCGCTATCAAGCGTTGAAGTATCAAGGATGAATGCTGCACCACCGTCAAGACCGAAGCCTGCGTTGTCAAGTGTGGTCGAGTCAAGGACGAACCGTTGAACGGCCATCACGAACCTACGATGCGAGCGTCAATGAGACGGTGAGATTGCCTGCACTAATTGTGTAGGTGTCGCCTGCTGTGTAGGCACCAGCGACGATTGTTCCAGAGAACAAGAAGTTTCCTGCACTGATGTTGTCCCAACAGGTGAAGTGCGTTGCATCTTGTGAGCCTGTGATATTCGTCCAACTAATATCTGCATCAGATGTCAATGCACCAGCAGAAGCAGCACTAAACGACACAGCCTTGCGAGTTGTTTCAGTTGCAGGGAATGCTGTTCCAGCAGTTCCAGGGTCTTGCGTATGCAACTTCACATATGGTTGCGCCACTGAGAACGATGTGGCATTCCCTAACGCATTCATCCAAGCGTTCCCCAAGTATGCGCTGATTCCGTGTGCCATTAGTCTTCAACCCTTTCAGTGATCGTCAATATGCGTCCATCAGCGTCACGCTCAACAGTGCGGATCGTCGGCTTCGACTGGGGCAGGTTGACACGAACCACAGTCTCAGGAACATTGATGATCGGTGCAGGAACATTCACAGCCGGAGGCGTGTAGTTCAACACCACTTCAGGCATATTGATATTCATATCCTGCGACTTCACTTCATACACCGAAGCAGGATCAGCAGGATTGATTGTTGACAACGCTTGCAACTGTGTCGAAGGAACACCAGTGTGCGCAATCTTCGGCAACTCCAACGAAGCCATCACCTCAGCAGGATCAAACCCAGACAAAATCAAACGCTGAGCAATCACCGACTTGCGATCCAACTCAGACAAGTTCGCAGCAGCAATATCCACGTTCGCCAACGGAACCCGATACACATCCCCACCCTCAGTCGGAGTCATGTCTTCGATGCGATGGATGTCATTGATTGACAAGAAGCCTGATTGCAAACCTGTGGAGAACGCTGCATATCGTGAGGCTTGATCGCCACGTAACAGACCGTCCACGTTGAACTTCAAGAATGCGCGACTGTCCAACAACTTCTGGTATCCATCCTCAATCTTCGAGATGTACGGACGCAACGTGTGTTGAACGAAGTGAATGCCGTTCTGCTCTACCGACGCATACGACATCGCTCCAGCTGTGGTGACACCGAGCATTGATGGTGGGCATCGGAAGATGCGACCAATCTCCTCGATGGCGAAGCGGCGTGATTCTAGGAACTGTGCCGAATCGTTGTCAACAGTTGTCTTGGTGAACTTGGCTCCACCGAATAACACACCTGGACGATGTGATCGACGCAACCCACGATGACCTTCTTCAAACGATGACACCAAATCTTTGGCTTGCTCACGGGTCAGATTGCCTGGGAACTCAATGATGCCGGACGCACTTGAACCTTGACCGAAGAATCGTGCAGCGAACTCCTCCAACGCTCTTGCCAAACCGAGGTTCTCTTTGATCAGGTCAATCTTGGAACGGCCACGAAGTTCACCTGGCAAACGCATCTCGGTGATATGAATCATGTCTTCAGACTGGATCACGTCGCGTTGATCGTAGATGTAAATCGGTCTGCGCGTTACTTGGTCACGACTGCATTCAACCTTCTCAGGGTTCAACACCACTAGAGCTGCAACACCTTGGTCATCGCGAACGATGCGTGTGAACGAGTTGCCGTTCAACAGCAACGACACCAGCACCTGTTGGAAGTGTTCGGTGCGAGTCACACCAGTTTCAGGAATGTCCAACCAGAGTGGTCGAGGTCGGAATGCTTTGCGTTCTGCACCTACCCGAATGTAAGTATCAACAGGTAAAGTTGAAATTGAATCGGAGATGAGACGCACACAGGCGTACACTGCTTCAATCTTTAGTGAATCTATTTGGGTGACTGTGGTTCCAGCGTTTGTTGACGTGGCAAAACCCTCACCGGCTGCGAACAAAGACTGGAATGAGATTGCACGATCCTCGGTGCCTTGGTTCAGAAGTCGTGACAACATTTACTTTTTGACCTTCCTCTGA